CAACACTTCAGCCTTAGACTTGCCGACAATAAACAGCGTGTCATACTGCATAAACCCCCAGTCTATGAACTTAATTAGTTTGATTGATTCTTTCATTAGTTTTAATTGTTCGTAGTATTTTCATTTATCTCTTCTATTCTTGGTTTTTCCATTAGTCTATCTAAGCATTCTTTTGCTTCTTCTTCTGTTTCAAACTCTCTTGCCAAATAACCTTGGACGCAAGGGTGCAAAACCTTAAACCTCATTATCTTATTCTTCTTAAACATATTCTTTATTCTTTATTATTATTTAATCTTTATATTAACTTATTTCCTTAGATTTCTGGTGTATAGTCCGCCTTGTCTTACTTACGGAATTAACCGATTTTCAGACAAGGCATGACTATGGCATTAACCCATTTCCTTGAGTTTCTGGTGTCCATTTAGAGCTGACACAGCCCATAGTTTAGGTCTTCTTCATTCCCCTTGGAAGAGGCGAGATGGTAAGGCGTTACTCCGAAACCCATCTTCTTTTACATCGCAGACCAATTGATTACCGCCACACGATGATTATATACATTGAAAGCTCCCGACCAGCGAGAGCTTCCTTATGAAAAACGTAGTTGCTGGTCAACCAACAGGATTTTAACCCTATGCATTAATTATACACTACTTTGGGGGATTTGTCAAATTTTTAGCTCGCTTTAGATACGCCTTACGATTATACTCCTTTATTTTAGCCTTTAGGCGGGGGTCGTTCTTGTGTCTTTGGTAATACCTGCGTTGGGTTATTCTATTCTTTTCAGATGGATTGCTATATAACCTTCTATAATCTCCGAAACATTTATTGCAACAAAACTTTTTGTTGTATGACAACGTTCCACAGACGAAGCACTTATATTGTTTTTTATGCTTACACCACTGATTATCGTGCCATAAGGCGTATGTCCATTGTTTACTAATCCCTAAAAATTTACCTATATCTTCGTAAGACTTACCTAGCGACCTCCATTGTTTTATTTTATCAATGCGTATTTTATTCTGCTCAACCATTTATACATTATACTCTCCTTCGTCTAATTTGTCAAGAGTCCAAAAAGCCCCATTTTAAGGGGCTATTCTGGGCTATGATACGATAGCATCTATCAGAATTATCTTAGTATGCCTTGTCATTTCTACGAGTCTGTGCTTGCTATGCCTATACTCTATTATCTGTTTCATCTCGTCAGGTGTCGGGATTTTTCCGTAATTGTTGCGGTAATCTCTTTGCTCTTTAGTGAGCGAGTCTCGCTTGCCGATTTGATTATACATTTTAGTTTTTATTTTACGACCTTTTTACTTTGACTATATTGACGCTTATTTAGTTATCTTAGTTGCGATATTTAGAAGCCCATCATTTTTCTTGCCATTGTCCATAGATTTTCTGGCATTCTGGGCTGGGCTTTGCCTTTTCCCGAAACCTAATTTCTGCCACGTTTCGGGCAAAAATGGGATTTAGGCGGAGGAACAGTCCATACCAAAAAAATATCTTTTCTCCCAGCGAACTCTAGCGTGGTGCTATGAAATATTACTACAGATTTGTCAAGTCATCTTGTAACCTATTGACGAGTTATGCGTTAAGTGGTAACAAAAAACCGATAACTCGCTCTTGTTATCGGCTTTTCTCTTTTTGGCTTTTATGCGACTATCTTATCGCATTTATAACACTTGCCGTCTTTTGTGAGCATATCGGCTTTTTTACCGCATATCTCGCAAGTGCTTTCGCCTTTTTGACTTTTGCCTTTTAGCTTTATCTCTCCTTTTCGTCCGTCTGGTAGGCTAAACTGAAATTTATATCCGTAATCGGTGACGACTGCGGACATTGAGGCAATTTCTTGCCGTTCTCCGTCTATTTCTGCCGTCATTACGGATAATAAATGTTTATTCCCTCCCTGCCCTTTCGTGGCTCTTTCCGAGCTAACTGTTGCGTAGAGTTTCATCTTAGAATATTCCTATTTCTTGACCCTTGATGTGTTTGCCACTTATAAGCCCCTGAATCAATGCACTCATTTCTTTATTGCTCATTCTTGAGCTAAATATAAAGAATGATTCGCTGGTGTCCGTGTTGACATAGTCAAGGCGGTAACCTCCGTAGGTGGGATTATAGTCAAGCCTTAGACTCCTAACCTTAAACGTTGGATTCTCGTTATAGTTATTGATATCCAACTCCATACACAACTGACTAAACAAGCTTTCTAATCTTTTGATTGGTGTCATATGTAATTTTTAAGCCCCTATGTTGAGCGACTGCATAGGAACAGTTTAACCGCTTTCGTGGCGGTGGAGGCGGTGCGTAGCACCTTATTTTTAAGCCCTCCATATTGCCCCCGTCATAGACTGGAGCAATAGCAAGGTTTAATGATTGATTATTACTAAGACCTCAACGCCCACGATTACGGCTATCAGGAGCAAGCCGGCAAATGTGCGTAGCACCTCCTTAACCCTCTCCACCCTTTCCGTATAATAAGGATTTTCAAGCGTATAAGGTAATCCGTCTCTAAATTGTCCGTGAAAGTATTTTTTCATTTGTTGATTATTTATTAACGCTCGGAGAGGCAAAGCGACGAAGCATAACCCCTCCGAGTATTCGCCCCTTTATTCCTCCTCGTGAGCTACATATCCTATCCAAAGAATTTGATTGATTGCGTCCCAAAACTCTTTTGTAATTGCAAGCCCTGACGCTCCCCCATCAATATATTCCTTTTCCCTCCACGAGCTAAGTATTTCCCGTTCAGAAGAAGATATTTTTGCAATATCAAGACGCTGTTCGTTCATCATTTGATACTGGATATATGGCATCAACCTCAATTCTTCTTCAGTGATTTCATATCCGAGCAATTCTTTAGATTTTGCCTTTATCTTATTTGTTAATTCGCCTCTCATTTTGTTTATTTATTACTTCCGACCTTTGTTACTTTAGTATTATATCATACTATCTCGTCCGCAAACAGTGGACAAGTCGCTAACCTCTTTGACGAACCCGTCCCCTGTAATTTTCTCTATCCATATCCGCTTATATTCCTGAAAGTTAAGTTCAACCCATTCGGCAACGGCTTCACGAGAGCGGACAACTTTCTCGCCTTTTTCCGTGTTTATTCTGTATTTCATAACTCAATTATAAGGCAACCCCTTGAGCCGTCAAGCCCTAAACTGTGGATAACGAGTTTTTACGTCTTTTGTCAAGTTATGTCCGTTTTGAGCCACGCTTTTCCGTGAATTGCTTGCAATCGGGCGTTTTAGGTCTTTGCGTAATCCGCCGGCGGGTAGTCCGTAGGACGAGTTTAATGGTTCTCCCAGTGGTATATTATAAGGATATAATGGATTCTGTTGAGTTGTATGCGTTGAGGGCTTGAACGTAGTATGTTTGGGCTATGAAGGGATTTGGAAGTAAGCTAAACAAGCCAAAAAGAGTCCCCTCAAATTATTTCTTTCATATCTAATGACACTTAACTGACTAACTGTCAAATAGATAGCTGTTATCACGCAACATATCTGACTACTTGTCAATCTTTCACAATGAGACAAAGCCGATTATGTAGGTTTTATGCGGATAAATAGCACTAGAGGACTGTCGTATAATAGGCATTATGCGACACTCTGCCTATAATTTGACTGGTCTAGGATTTTGTGGTCTTTTGCTTGACGTCTTGATATAATTGTTGCGGTGGCAGACAATCAAGAAGAAGAAGAAGAGGAAGGGTATGCCCAAAACCAAAATTTCACATCAAAATCAGTCCCTATTGACAAACGCCATGTAAACTGTTATAATAATATACATGGAAATAAAAGAGTTGTTTAATGATTATCTAATCGTCCGCCAGATTGTTGAGAATCAGACTGCGTCTGGTATCATACTAAATACTGCCGAAAGTTCTGATAAGTATGTTGTGGGAGAGGTAATAAAGGGCTCTAACGAGCTTACTGGTCGCCGAGTGCTTTTTAACCAGTATGCATTTGACCAAGTGGAATGCCTTGGTAAGGACATCTTTATCGGCAAAAAGGAGGGTATAGTGGGGGTTCTAGCATAGTGACAATGCGTTTATAGCATCACAAAATTTGACAAATGAAATCTATCATGCTATAATTAAAGCGTGATTAAAAATTATGTGCGGACACCAGTATTGGCTAAATATACCGCAGAACAAATAGTGGAGATTGGTAATACCGCCAGAAGTCCCAGGGATTTCATGCTAAAATTAGGATATAAGGGCGTTAATGGAACGAGCTATAAGTTTTTTTGTAAAAAGATGAAATCTATGGGCATTGATATGCCTGATTTCCAATATGTTGAGTTCTATTGCCTAGATTGCGGGAAGAAAATAACTCACGAAGGTAGGTGTGCTAAATGTGCGGGCAAACTCAGGCGACGAGAGGGCAACAATCGTTGGACTGGAATTACCAAGCCAAAGGATTTTGTAAGAGAATCTCATAAGATGAAGATGATAAGGCGGGCGATATTTGAGAGGGACGGTTATAAGTGCGTTGAGTGTGGGTCTGCCGATAAAATTGCCTCCCATCACGTATTTAAGAGTTTTAAGACCCTTATGGGGGAATTAATTGACAGATATGGCGATGAGTGGTATGAGCACTATGAGGATTTCGAGCCATTATGGGACTTAAATAATTTCAAGACCCTCTGCCCTAGGTGCCACAAAGAGGCTCACGCCAGAGATAAGATTCTATAGTAGCATATTTTATTTATAACTCCCCTGTACAAAATGGGAGTTTTGTGCTATAATTATATATAGGTTAAATTGTATGCCAAATTCCGTTTATAGAAGAAAAAAGTTGGCAGAGCAGGGGGGCAGGGAATATAAAAGAAGGTCATTTTGTGGGGAGTGGACTCCTAAACAACAGCTTTTCTTTAAGTGTTACCTAGACCCTAAATCTGATACGTTTTCAGATATAAGAAAATCGGCTATTAAAGCTGGTTATTCTGATTACTATGCCACGACCTTTGGCAATAAGGACTACGACCTTGATTGGTTGAGAGAGGGGAAATTGAGACTGTCAAGAATGCTCAATAAGGCTGAAAGGAATATAGAGGGATTCTTGGATAAGTTTGATGATGTTAAAGCCGACCAGAAACTGGTTTTAGATGCGAGTAAGTTCGTAGCTAAGACTGTCGGCAGGGATGTTTATGGAGAGAAAGTAGAGGTGGAGCACAAAGGTAAGATTGAGACAATTCAAGTTGACTTTTAATGCTTCATGATTATCGTTCTTTAATTGAAGAAAAAGAAGGGGAAGGTAATAAGGCTAAGTTAAGCGATTTATTCAAGCCGACCGCAAAACAAACAGAAGCGATTAAGGCTGCTGATACGCATCGTTATACGTTATATGGTGGCTCAGCGGGGGGCGGGAAAAGTTTTTGGATTCGCATGTATATCTTGCGTAAGATGCTTAAGTGGTATTCTGAGAACCAGATTAAGGGAATACGTGCGGCTATATTCTGTGAAGACTATCCCAGCTTAAAGGACAGACATCTTTCAAAGATGCAGTATGAGTTCCCTGAGTGGCTTGGTTCCATAAAGGAAAGCACGACTGATGGATTAGGGTTCCACTTCAAACCAGAATGGGGAGGAGGAGTAATTGCGTTAAGGAATCTGGACGACCCGTCTAAGTATCTGTCTTCCGAGTTTGCCCTAATAGCGATAGACGAGTTGACAAAGAACGATAAAATCGTGTTTGATACTCTTCGTATGCGTTTGCGTTGGCCCGGAATAGAGGATACTAAATTTATTGCCGCCACTAACCCTGGAGAGAAGGGACACCAATGGGTCAAAGATATTTGGATAAATGGGAAGTTTGACCCTAACGAAAAGGAAAAAGACCAGTTTATCTATGTCCCTGCTAGGTGCTATGACAATCCTTACTTACCAGACAGTTACCTAAATGCCCTTAAGTCTTTACCTGAAAAGATGCGTAAGGCATACGAAGAAGGAGACTGGAATACGTTCGAAGGACAATACTTTACGGAATGGGATAAAAGCATCCATGTCGTCTCAAAGTTTGACATTCCCGTTACTTGGAGAAAGATACGCTGTATAGACGTTGGGGGCAGGAACGGATGGACTGCTTGTGTGTGGCTTGCGATAGACTATGACGGAAACGTATGGGCTTATAGAGAATACTATGCTACTGGATTAGACTCGGATGAGCACGCCAAGAAGATTAAGGAGCTGAGCAAGGACGAATTTTATCCCTACACAGTAATAGACTCTTCCGCATTTTCAAAGATAGGACTGCCTGAAACGATTGCTGAAGTATATACCAGAAACGGGGTAGAGGGTCTAGTTCCCGCTTCGAAAAAGAGAGTGGACGGTTGGGATTTCGTCCATCAATATTTAAGAATAGAGGACGGTCCTAAATTAAAGTTCTTTTCAGACTGCGTAAACTGTACTAGAACAATACCAGAATTAATCCATGACAAGAATAGACCAGAAGACGTAGATTCAGACGGAGAAGACCACTTGGCGGACGCTTTAAGATATGGGTTACAAACATTAAGGGGAACATCATCAGACAAGCCCCAGAATGGAGTCCAAAAGAGACTTGCCCAGCTGTATAATAGTCCAACATCATTCAATCATTACTAATGCCGACAGAAAAAGTTTATAAAAAAGTAAATAAGTTAGATAACGAGTCAAAAGACGCTCAAAAGCAGGAGACTTCAGAGGATAAAAAACTGTCCGACTTTGTTTTTGGACGCATAGACGACATGAAGGCGTTTAGACGAACGGCGGCAAACGGTAAAGATATTGAAGAGATATGGAAAGCTGCGGATAATGACTATGAGCCTAGGGAGTTATCGAAATTTGGCAAAGGAAAACGTTTTGAGTCAGACCCAGAGACGGGACTACGCTCACGTCCTGTTCCGATAGGGAAAGATTTGCAGTCTTGGAGAAACGATAACTCCGAGCCGACATTATTGGTCAAGATTCAGACTGCCCTCTCTATCATAATAGATAAGGACCCAGAGGCGTTCTTGACCGCTATGCGGAAGAAGTATGAGGCTACTACTAACTTAGCCCGTTCTTTATATGAGACTAGTTGGCACATAGACAAGAGCAAACAACAGCTTAAACTATTTGCTTTCAATCTCGCAAAATATGGATGGGCAGCCGGAAGGACGTATCCTCGTATTATCAAGAGGAATAAGAAAATCTTAGTAACGATAGATACCGATAATCCTGAAGCTAATGTTTATGAGGATAAGGTCATAACGGACTTCAACGGACTCCATAGAGAGAGTTTAAGCGTCTACAGGACGTGGATTGATGAGATGGCTCGTCCTAACGACAGGTTTTCGCTAAATGACTGGTATTTTGAAAAAGACTATTCATATGACTCGGCAGAACTTGAGTTTGGAGATTTGCCTGGATTTAAGTTTATTAGTAAGCAAGCAAGAGCCAAGATAGACGGAGACAAGAAACAGGACAACAGGGACGATGTAATCACCATAGGGTTTTACGAAAATAAGAACAAGGACTTGTTCGCAATAGTCATCCCGTCACAGAAGTTGGTGGTGTTTAGTTCTCCAATGCCCAATGACGAGGGCAAACTGTCAATATGGCAAACGTATTGGGCACTTAGAAGCGACGATTCTCCTTATGGCATAGGAGTCTATGAGATGATAAGGCAGAAAAAGTCCCTTTACGATAAGTTTATGAATATGACGATGGACCAACTCGTATTGTCCATCTATAAGATGTTCTTTTACTCTGGAACAAATCCATTAATAGGAGATGGAGAACTCAAGATAGAACCTGGAAAGGGAGTACAAAATCTCGGTGGCTCGGTAGATTTCTTAGATATTCCAGGTCCAGGACAAGATGCGTTTAAGGGAATACAGATTCTCAAGTCTGGCATTGATGATGACTCTGGCATAACGCCTACGTTGGAAGGCGAACTTACTGGCAAAACTCTTGGAGAGATTCTTCACGCTAAAGAAGCTGCGTTAAAGAGGATGAACATTCCTCTTGACAATATAGGCGAGGCATTGGAGGAAGACGCATATCTAACTCTTTCGTGGATGAACCAGATTCTAAGCACGCCAGAGGTAAGGTCATTTACTGACGCAGGCGAACTCCGCAAGTATGAGGCGGAAAATGAGACAGAAGGTTTTGAAACAATAGAGACAGAGGAGGGTATATTAGCCTCGTTCTATCCAGAAGTCAGGTTAGGACTTGACTTTGACTCGAACCAGAGACTAATAGAGAGTAAGGAAGAGAGATTCTTTAAGATTGGCACGGACATTCCGATTTCATCTCTAAAATGGGAGGGAATAGTAAGAATAGACACTAAATCTATTTTAACTCCATCTGTGGAATTAGAGAAGCAGAGAAAATTGGAGTTATTTAATATATTGATTCCTATCTTGCCAGGTGACCCATCACTGTTTGCTAAACCTGTCAAGCAGATTTTGTCAATCAATGACGAAGATTTAGAAGATTGGTTACCAGATGCTTGGATTCAGTTCCTAGAGTCTGGTAATAACCCTGTCGCCGAGCCTTTATTCATAGATGTAAACATGGCTCCAGATGCAAGCATGAAGACAGATGGCGGAGGGGGCGAACAGAAGGCTCCGACAGTTGTCCCGAAGGATGAATTGTCTGGAGTGGCACAATCATCTGTTGCTGGTCAATTAGGTCAAACGTTTAGAAGCCAATGAACTTAAAGAAATTATCACAAAGCCCTGATTTAGACTTACTTAAAGAACTTATTGAATTGAAAATATCCAAGTATAGTTCTGAGGTGGTCAAGATGCAGTCAGAATTTGATACGGTATGGAATATGGCTAGTAAGAACGGGGGCATCGAAGCTCTTAAATCACTAATACAAGACATAGAAAATGCTAGATAGAAAGAACGCCGCAGAGATAGGAGACTATGTGTTCGAGTTCGACCCTCATAATCCAGACTCAGTCTCTATACACGATAAATCAGGGAACAAATGCACAGTTATGAAGAATGACTTATATGCGTTTGTATTTATGATTGGTGACCCTGAACAGCAATCAGAGTTAGTGCCCGTCAGAAAGACGACAATTACGAAATATGTCCGTCAACACCGAGTAATTGCCAAGAAAGATATTAGAAAAGGAGAAGAAATCGTTGTGAATTGTGAAATAGACGTGCCGACTGTGGTCGAGGAAGGCATCTATGGAATGATGAAGAACGAAAGTCCGATAATAAGGACATAAGACAAATCTTGCGTCTTCAGCAAGTAAATTAAGAAGTAAAAAAATATGTCAAACACAAAAAAAGAAACACCAAAGGCTGTTGAGCCTGTCAATGAGACGAATTACATAACAAAAGATGAGTTAGCTGGTATGCTTGATAAGTTCTTGGATAAAGTCAATGATACTATCGAAGCAAAGATGCCAACCGTCATCAGAGAAGAGAAAGCAATAGATAATGTAGAGAATTCTGCGACTACGGGTGTATCAGACCCGATGATTCCTGCCGAATATAGGCAGATGGTTGATGAGGTTTTAGGGAAAGACTTTGGAATAAGAATCTCATACCCTTCAAAGGGTTCTGGATTCATATTCCGAGTGATTGTTCCTAAGGATAAATCTAACGCATCCGACTTCTACTACGAAATGTATAAGGAAGATGTCAGAAGTAAGGCATTATCTGGAGGAGAGGGCTCTGATGTGATACGTCTTCATTGTGAGAGAATAGCTAGAAATTTAGGGATAGATAAAAGAGATATAAAATAATTATGGATAGAAGCAATCGTTCATATAGGGATAGACTGAAATCTATCGCACAGGGAGTCGGGAGAGTAGCAAAGAAAATAGCTAAGAACGTTACCAAATCTAATCCAGACGTTGGATACCGAAAGACGCTGACCGACCTAAACGCAAAATGGGATAAGGAACTATCTGGGGTTAAACCCAAGGGTACAGAACATGGTCAACTTTCAAAGATGAAAGCTGATGCCCTTCGAAAGGCAATGTCTGAATACGAAACTAAGAAGTATAATTTACCAAAAAAAACTAAATAGTCGACATTAAATTCTTGCGTCCACGCAAGTAAAATACTATGGCAGAAAACACAGAGGAAGTAAAAATAGAGGCAACCGATGATGAGGAACTTATAGTTCCCGCAGAGGAAACCAGCGAAGCTGAAAACGAGGAAGAATCTTCCACTTCTACAGAGCCGTCAGAGACAGACGAAAACACTGAAGAGGAGTTACCCGATGTATCCATTAAGGATGTAGAGGGAGAAACTCCACGAGAGAAAGCTCTGCGTTTGGAGGTGACTAGGCTAAAAGCCGCACGCAGGATAGAGAGAACAGAAGTCGTTGAGCCCACACAACAGGGTGACGATGTCTTCTCTCAGTATGACAAGGAAGAGCTGGACAAGTTCGATAAGCTCTTTGACGCAATGGCTTCTAAAAAGGGCTTTGTGAAGAAAAGCGAAATCGCACTATCGTCTGCTGACGATGTTCTAGATTCTTTCCTTGACCAACATCCTGAGTATAAGCCTGAGAACGATAGAGACGATGTATTGTGGAGTGCTTTTAAAGAGGAACTTAATCTTTATAAGCAACCAAATAACGCAAAAGGCTGGAAACAGATACTTGAGCGTGTCCATAATTCATTGAATGGCGGGAGGACACTCGATGTTGCACGAGCTTCTGCTAAGAATGCTAAGGTTCAAACCGCAGCTCACGGGGGAACCACCAAAGCAACGAACACGAGCCGTAATCAGGTTGACCCTAATTTCAAGTCGTACTTAAAGGGCTTCTCTGATGACGAAATAAATGACATTCTAAGTTAATGTTTGAAGTAAAGAAAAATATAACTGAGGCTGAGCTCAAGAAAGTGCCTATCAGCTCTTTGACCGTCGCTATTGGCGACCTATTAGAGTTAGTTGGTGGAGCCACTACTTGGACTCTTGCGGCTTCTACGTCTAAATTCTTCACTCGTAAGGCTATCGCTTATGAAGCGGCTACTACTGCTGCTACTGAGCTTTTGGTCTACGAACTTGATGGAACCGAGACTGTTGAGGCTGAGGCGGCTAACACCGCAAATACCGCCCATAATGGAGACACTATGGCGGCTACTGATGAAGATACCGTAAATAATTCTGGAACTACTGTTTCGACGCAAGTTTGCGTCTTTATACAGTCTGGTATTGGGAAGGACACTTCTCATATCGTTGGTCGGGTTCTAGTCGGAAATAGCGTCGACCCATTGGTCGCTGCTGCTTAATTAACACATGGCTGCACCTTTAACTATTGGACAGGCTGCCGATTTGGTTGATTTGTCAATCCAGAAGATTGTTCTGAAGTCTTCTGAGCCTGAATCGCAATACAAGAAATACTTTAATTTCAGAACGACCGAAGATTACTATGACAAAGATAGTGGTCTTTCGGGATTGGGAGAATCTGACTTCGTAGACGAGAACGCTGTTATCCAATCGGATACCCCTGTTCAGACCTATGATAAGACCTTCACCCAGAACATGATTGGCGACCTCGTGTCGTTCACTCATAAGATGTGGAAGTTTGGTATTAAGAAGAGAGACTTGACCAACGTGGTCAATGACCTTCGTAATGCCGATAACCGCAAGAGAGAGAAGCTTTGTGCCGAGCGTCTTACGAATGGATTTGAGTCCACTTCGTATACTCACTACGGACAGTCTGGTTCTAGGACTATCTCTACCGCTGGTGGAGACGGTCTCGGAGCCTTTGACGATGACCACACTAGAGAGGATGGTGGAACCAACATGAACAACTATGTTTATGATGGAACTACTTATAATCTTGCGTTTGGTTATGCCGGATTGAAAGCTGCTCACCGCACCGCTTCACAGTTCGTTGACCCTCGTGGAAATCCATATCCTGCGATGCTTGATACCCTTGTCTGCAAGAAAGGCTCTAGCGTCTACTTTAAGGCTATGGAAATCTTAGGAGCACTTAAGAAGAACGAAGTTCCTGAATCCTTCAACAATGATGGAGCTGGAGCTCCTGCCTTCAAAGTTATTCCTTTGGATTACCTTTCACAGGACGCCTACTGGTTCATGTTTGATAGCTCTCGTATGAGCGATACTAATGGATTCCAATTCATTGAATCGGAACCTATCACTGTTGACCCGTCTAACATTGTTTATAAGACGAAGGAAATTCAAGTTTCCTCGCATTCTATGTTTGACCTTGGTCACAATGATGTCGCCCGTATGTGGGTTGGCTCTAAGGGCACTTCAGCTACTCCTTCTAACTAATAGCTGAGGTTTGGCGGCTTTCCTCAAAACCGCCTCACTTTGCCCGCCTCTTAACTTGAAGATAGGGACTAATGATTACAAGACGCAATTCTACTAAGGCTGAACGGAGAATGTATGAATTGTTGAAAAGAATGCACATTCCGTTCGAATACAAACAAAAAATAGGTGGACGAGAGATAGACTTCATAATTGGCAAATATGCCGTTGAAATAGACGGACACGACCAAGACCCAATTAAGAATCAGATGATTTTTAACGAAGGATATACTCCAATTCACTTTAAGAATAAAGATAATATAAAATTATGGCTGGAACAAATGTGTTTGTCAAGAGAGTAAATCTTGACAGCAATGATGAATATGTTTCATTTACCGATGAAACAAACCAGTATGTCGCTAAAGCTAGGGGCTTAGTAGTCCCCACTGACGGACTTGCTGGATATGCTGTCGGATGTGAGTTCACTCACTCTGACGGTTCTACTGGAGACGTATTCTATGTAAACGAAGGAACAACGTCTTCTTGCGACTTTAATGTCGCAGCTGGTGCTACTGGAGATATAACTTCGGTAACTGCCGGTGCTGGATTGACTGGTGGCGGCACTACTGGTGCTGTTACCTTAAATGTGGGAAATACTGACGGTAAAATAACTGTTGGTGCTGATACGATTGACATCACGGCTTTATCGCTTGAAAATGCCGATATAGCGACTGATGCTGCTATCGCTTTCTCTAAGTTAGCTACTTCTACTGATGTCAATACATCTGGACAGGTTGTTGACTTCACCATCACCAATGAAGCTCAAGGAGACATCCTTTATAGGAATGCTTCTAATTGGGTAAGACTTGGTGCTGGAACTTCTGGACAGGCTCTCGTGACCGCAGGTGCGGCTGCGAATCCTTACTGGGGAACTCCGAATGTTGCCTCTGCTTCTGCTTTGGCTAACTCTGTCACTTTAGAGGCTGGTGGTTCTGATTACACCCTTGCTGTTGGTACTGCTGGTGGGGCTTATACCCTTACCATTCCTGCAGTTGGTGGCAACAGGTCTTTTGCCTTCATTGATGAAGCTCAGACCTTCTCTGCTGTTCAGACATTCACCAATACTGGTCTTCATATCTTAGATACTAATGCGAGCCATGATTTAATCATAGCCCCTGGTTCTAACTTGACTGCTGACCATACATTGACGATTACGACTGGAGATGCTGATAGAACTGTAACGCTTGGTGGTGCTATAACCACTACTGGTGATTTAATCACCGTCGGAGACGACAGCTTGACGTTCACTACTGGAGGTGCTACTAACGTAACTCTTCCTACTACTGGAACTCTTGCTACGTTGGCTGGAGCCGAGGTTCTGACTAATAAGACCCTCGATGATGCCACGACTAAGTTCGGAGATACTGCTGATGCGAGCAAGGACTT